ATATGTTGAGGCATTGAACCAAGAACAGGCATGATTAAATTTGAAAAAGTCCGTTGGAAGAATTTTCTTTCAACAGGATTAAACTTTACTGAAATCAATCTAACCAAATCACCAAACACACTCATCATTGGTAATAATGGTGCAGGCAAATCTACGATATTGGATGCCTTGTGTTTTGGTCTCTTTGGTAAACCATTCCGTAAAATTAATAAACCACAACTACCAAACTCTATCAATCAAGCTGATTGTGTGGTTGAGATTGAATTTTCTATTGGCAAAAAACAATACAAGGTAGTTCGTGGTATCAAACCAAATACATTTGAAGTGTATTGTAATGGTATATTGGTTGACCAAGACGCCAAGGCCAAAGATTACCAAGAACACTTAGAGAAATTTATTCTTAAATTAAATTATAAATCATTTACTCAAGTGGTGATACTTGGTTCAGCTTCGTTTGTTCCGTTCATGCAATTATCACCAGCAGACAGACGAGCAATCATTGAGGACTTACTAGATATTCAAATCTTTTCATCTATGAATGGTGTGGTCAAAGAGAAGATGGCTGTCATTAAAGATACTTCTACCAAAAACAAATATGAAATGGATTTGACATCTGAGAAGATTAATTTTCAAAAACAAAGTATTGAAGAACATCGTAAACATAATGATGCCGAGATTGAAAAGAAACAAAATGATATTACTGATTCGGAAGAACAAGTCAAGAAGTTAAACAAAGACATTGAACTGATTCAAAAACACATTGATGTGTTGAACAGTAAGATTTCGGATCAAATGGCCATGCAGAAAAAGAGTGGCAAACTGGTTCACCTAGAGTCTAAATTAGAATCTCGTCTGAAAAAAATTGAGAAAGAAGTTGGATTCTACCATGATAATAGTGATTGTCCTACTTGTAAACAAGGCATCAACCAAGAGTTTAGAGAAGAACAAATTACCACATTGAACGGAACTAAGGTTGAAGTTAATGATGCACTAACAGGTATAGCAAAACAGATTGCTGAAACAAGTGATAGAATCGATGCCATACAAAAAATAATTCAACACATACAATCACACAACAATGAAATAGTCAAACACAACTCTACCATTATAGCCGTGAATAGTTTTATTGGTAAGTTACAAGGTGAAATTAACGAGTTATCTAATCGTAAAGATAATCTAGAAGAAGAAAATGCCAAGTTAAAAGAACTTAAAACAGAACTGGCTGCATTGGTTACCAAGCAAGAAGAACTGGCTAGTGAGAAACAATATTATGAATTTGCCGGCAACCTACTAAAAGATACTGGTATTAAGACTAAGATTATTCGTCAATACTTACCTATCATGAATAAATTGATTAATAAGTATTTGACGGCCATGGATTTCTTTGTGAACTTCAATATCAACGAATCGTTTGAAGAAACAATTAAATCAAGGCACCGTGATGAGTTTAGTTATGCCAACTTTTCGGAAGGTGAGAAGATGCGTATTGACTTGGCACTATTGTTTACATGGCGACAGATTGCCAAATTAAAAAATTCTACCAATACTAATCTGTTAATTCTTGATGAAGTGTTTGATTCATCATTAGATGGGGTTGGTACAGAGGAGTTTTTGAAGTTGATTCATGAAATGGGTAACGACACAAATATATTTGTCATATCCCATAAGGGTGACCAGTTGTTTGATAAGTTCAGGTCAATTATTAAATTCAAAAAAGTTAATAATTTTAGTCAGGTGGAAAAATGAGTTGGATTGTTTATCGTGAAATAAAAGGTGAAAAATTCCCAAAAGGAAGATTTAAAACACAAAAGGGAGCAATTGATAAAGCATCACAATGGTCGAAGAAAAATTTAAAAGCTAAATTTGTGATTGAAATGGAGAAAAAATGAGTGATACAATTGTATTTGATACAGAAGCAGCGGTACAAAATAAACCTTTAATGCAAGAGGTAAAAACCTTTGCATTAGTACCAGAAAATCATCCAGCACTTCATGAAGTTTTACCAGAATTCAATTTCAGTAATCCTTCTGTAAATCCAAATGAGTTTGCATCTACATTGGTAGAAACTTGTAAATTAAACAAAGGTATTGGGTTATCTGCTAATCAATGTGGATTTAAACATCGTGTATTTGTGATGGGTGCTGGTGATGAATATGTGGCTTTCTTTAATCCAAAAGTTATTTCTCTATCAGATGAAATGGTATTGATGGATGAAGGTTGCCTTTCTTATCCTTTACTCTCATTAAAGATTAATAGACCAAAAGAGATTATGGTTGAATACCAAGACTTTAATGGTGAACTCAGAAATACCAAACTAGTTGGTATATCTGCTCGTTGTTTTCTCCACGAGCTTGACCATATGAATGGAATCGTGTATACTAGTCGTGTTAAACCTTTGGCATTTCAAATGGCTATGAAGAAAAGAGATAAACTCTTTAAGATGTTAGACAAAATGAAAAAAAACTTGAGTAAGATTAAAAAATAATGGCAACACCAATTGAATTCGTAGAAGAGCAATGGCAAAAATGGCAAGAGAAAAATCCTGCCGAACAATTTGAACACATTGATGAAGATAATATGAAAGAAGTCCTCATTAAGGACTTAACATATGCTTCTCAAATGGATGTTCGTGAATATACTTTATATCAAAAGTGGTGTGAAATCAAAGAAAAATATCCTTGTGTGGAAACTTCAACAGTTTTTGGTGTTGAATATCAAGCCAATTTGGAAGATGAAAAACGCATTGAAAGAATTAAAAAAAATATTTGGGTACCCAGCCATCCAGATGACTATTTGAATCTTGAACCAATGCTGGTATATACCGATGATTCAAAAGTTGAAAAAGAAATTAATGCTCTTGGTTTTGAGGTTGAAAATATAACCAAAAGAAGTGATTTGGCTGAAGAATGGAACACAATTCGTGATTTCATTTCCACAATGAAAAACAATTCAAATATTGGTCGTAATTTAAACTTCATTGTTAAAGATAAAAAATCAGGTAAATATCTTGGAGTTATATGCATTTCCTCAGACTTCTTGGATTTGACTCCGAGAGATAATACTATCGGTTGGTCTAGAGATGTAAAAACACAACAAAGTATGATTAACCATACCGCAATCGGTTCTACTATTGTGCCTTTTCAACCTTTAGGATTTAACTACATGGGCGGAAAGTTATTGGCTTTGTTGTGTTTATCTGACGATATACAGAAACTATGGAAAGAAAAATATGGTGATGTTCTTGCTGGAGTTACTACAACATCACTATATGGCAAAACTAAAGCCGGTGGACTATCACAGTATGATGGACTTGAACATTGGACACCAATGGGATTCTCATCAGGTTCAGTTGCATTTGAACCATCAAGAGCAACCAAAAGAATTGTATTTGATTGGATTAAAGAAAATCACACTCGTAAATATTTTGAATGGTGGGAAGCCAAGAACACACAAGGATTACCACTCAAGCGTGACCACAAGAATCGTTCATTAAACTTTGCTTATTCTAAGTTGCAGATACCAAAAGAACTGATTCGTACCGAACATCAGAGAGGTATCTATTTTAGTCCTCTCTACAATAATACCAATGAATTTCTAAGAAAAGAAATTACAGAAGATAAACTGGTAAAGTCGTTTGATACTAGTAATGAAGCATTGTCCAATATTTGGAAAGAAAAATATGCAAAAGGTCGTATTCGGCAATTACAAAAGAAAAATAATGTTTCATATGAAACACTTTTCTATAATGACCTAATCAAAATGTCTTGGGAAGAAACCAAGGCCAAATATTTGCCACAAGTTGGCAGATAAACAAGTATACCACAAATATGCTTGACACACACACATATATAATGTTATGATGTGATTACTTGCAACAAGCAAGGTTATTTTATTAACTTACTATGGAGTTTTATATGAAGAAGCAATTATCAGCCAAACAAAAGATCCTCAATTTCTTGAGTAAATCTGAAGGTTACAACACTTTAACTGTAGCACAAGCTCGTGCTCGTTTTGGTATTCAAAACGTATCTGCTCGTGTTGATGAGTTACGTCAAGAAGGTCACTGCATTTACACCAACACAGTTCGCCGTGGTGATGGTACAAAGGTTCGTGCCTATCGTATAGGTAAGCCAACCAAAGCTATGGTTCGTGCAGCATTGTCTGCTGGTTATAGTTTCAACTAAGCTATCGCTTATCAGGGGAGTTCGTTTAATAACGTAACTCCCTTTTTTTATTCTCGGAGAACAAATGGAAATTTCAATTAAAAAAGAAGAACTACAACAAAAGAGTCTGTTTGTAGCTACACCAATGTATGGTGGCATGAATCATGGACTATACATGAAGGCTTGCCTTGATTTACAAGGGTTATGTTTACAATATGGCATCCAGATTAAATTTTCATTTCTTTTCAATGAATCATTAATCACTCGTGCAAGAAACTATTTGGCGGATGAATTCATTCACCGTTCGGAATGTACACATATGTTATTTCTAGATTCTGATATCTCTTTCAATCCACAAGATGTGATTGCATTACTGGCACTTGATAAAGAAGTTTCTGGTGGTCCTTATCCAAAGAAAGCGATTAAGTGGAAATCAGTCAAGAAAGCATTAGAAAGAAATCCAGATATGGAAGCACAAACACTAGAGAAAGTCACTGGTGATTATGTGTTTAATCCTGTCAAAGGCACCGCACAATTCTCAGTTACATCACCACTAGAAGTATTAGAAATTGGTACTGGCTTTATGATGATTAAGCGTGAAGTGTTTGCTAAGATGGAAAAAGCATACCCAATGATTCGTTATAAACCAGACCATGTAGGTCAGGCCAATTTTGATGGTACACGATACATTCATGCTTTCTTTGATACAGTTATTGACACGAAAGATAGTATCGTTGGTGGCGGTTCGGATCGTTATCTATCAGAAGATTATATGTTCTGTCAGATGTGGCGTAAAATGGGTGGTTCAATTTGGTTATGTCCATGGATGAGAACAGCACACATTGGTACCTATCATTTTACTGGTGATATGCCTGCTGTAGCTAATTTTGTTGGAGAAATGTAATGGTTGATGTAAATGGTCCTTTTGGTTACAAGATTGCAGATAAAGTAAAATCTTCACAAAATGCAACCACAGGTGGCCGTAAGTTTGATGGTGGTAAATTACAGTATGGTTTAATTCCACCACTTGCACTAAAAGCAACAGTAGAGATTCTTACTTTTGGTGCAGAGAAGTATGAACCAGATAACTGGAAATTTGTTCCTGATTCTAAGCGTAGATATTTTGATGCCATGCAACGGCATTTGTGGGCTTGGAAAGAAGGAGAAATTACCGATACCGAATCCGGCAAACACCATTTGGCTCACGCCATGTGTTGCTTGATGTTTTTGTATGAACATGATGTTAAGTATTCCAAAGAATAACTTGACAAATGTTTTTGAATGTAGTATTATTAAATTTTACATGATGGAGATTTAAATGAAATTATCAAAAGATACACTTGATGTATTAAAAAACTTTGCCTCAATTAATTCTGGTATGGAATTCAAAAAAGGTAATATGATTCGTACCATGTCCTCTGGCAAAACTGTTCTTGCCAAAGCATCTTTAAAAGATGAGTTCCCACAAGACTTTTGTGTGTATGATTTGAACCAGTTCCTATCTGTTCATTCAATGTTTGATAACACAGAAATTGATTTCGATGATAAGAATGTGATTTTCAAATTTGGTCCTAAGAAGTCGACCACTTATCGCAAGACAGTCAAAGAAATGATTGTCACAGCACCAGACAAAGAACTTTCTTTGCCGTCAGTTGATATTGCTTTTTCTTTGACCAAAGAAGATTTGGCTGACTTATTAAAGAGTGCTTCTATTTTACAATCTCCACATATTGCTGTATTGTCAAAAGATGATAAAATTGTTTTGACAACCTTTAATGCAAAAGATGATTCTGCTCATACGAATCACATTGAAGTGGGTAGTGGTAACGGAAAGAAATTTAAGATGGTATTCTTAACTGAAAATCTTAAAATGATTCCTGGTGCCTATGATGTTGAGATTTCTTCTAAAGGCCTTGCTTCGTTTAAAAACAAATCTGTTGATATTCAATATTGGATTGCAACTGAATCTAAAGAATCTAAATTTGAAGGTTAATTATGTTAGTATATTTTACTGATGCAACCAATCAACAAAAAGTTGCCATTAATCCTAAATTTGTTGTGGTGATATTTGTTTTACCTGATGGTGAAATGAAAGGTAAAACAGTCGTTGGATTAACTACTGGTAATGTTGTTGTAGAAGAATCACAAATTGATGTGGTTGGTGTACTTCAAGGACAAATTGAGTAGTATTTTAGTTGTATATTTTATTATGAGGTATGTGAAATGGAACATTTATTATGGGTCGAGAAGTATCGACCAGCTAGAATAGAAGATTGTATTCTTCCAGATGGCATCAAGGAAACTTTTCAGGAGTTCGTCAAGAGAAAGGAGATACCAAATCTTCTTTTATCTGGTACGGCAGGTGTTGGAAAAACAACAGTCGCTAAAGCATTGTGTGATGAGGTTGGTTGTGATTACATTATCATCAATGGCTCTGACGAGTCTGGCATTGATGTCCTTCGTACCAAAATTAAAAACTATGCTTCATCAGTTTCTCTTATGGGTGGCAGAAAAGTTATCATCATTGATGAGGCTGATTATCTCAATCCCAATTCAACTCAACCGGCTCTACGGGGAGCCATTGAAGAATTTGCATCAAACTGCTCATTCATCTTCACTTGCAATTTCAAAAATCGTATCATCGATCCGATCCACTCCCGTTGCTCTGTTATCGATTTTAAAATTAACGGATCTAAGCCAAAACTGGCTGCACAACTTTTTAAACGGGTTGAAAACATCCTTTCACAAGAAGGAGTTACATACGACAAAGAAGTGGTCGCAGCTGTTATCACGAAACACTTTCCAGACAATCGTAGAATTCTTAACGAACTTCAACGATATTCGGTTGCTGGTACAATTGACAAAGGTATTCTTGCTAGCGTTAGTGATATACAACTTGCTGATTTACTTCGAGCCCTCAAAGAAAAAGACTTCGCCTCCGCCAGGAAATGGGTTACGAACAATCTTGACAATGACCCAGCCAGAATCTTCCGTAAACTATACGACAGTTTATATGAATCTTTAAAACCACAATCTGTTCCTCAATTGGTTTTAATTCTTGCTAAGTATCAATATCAAGCAGCCTTTGTTGCTGACTCTGAAATTAATCTCATCGCTTGTTTAACTGAAATCATGGTAGATTGTGAGTTCAAATGAAAAACATGACCAAAGAAGAAATGATGAATGAACTCGGCCTAGCCGGAGAAAAAATCATTATTAATATGTTGAGTGAAGAAGGTTGTAGAATTAAAAGTTCTGTTGATAAATTTGACTCAGAAAAAGATTTGTTGGTTGACGATAAAAAAGTTGAAGTTAAAACTCAAGTACCTTTTATTATGCAAAATGCTTTTACATTTAAACCAAATCAATTAAATAAATGTAGGTCAGTTGATGTTCTTTATTTTGTTTCTGTTCCTGCACCAAGACATTCTGATAAGTGGGCTGGCTGGATTTTTAGAGTAGAACCCAAAAACTTTAAAACAAGAAACTATATGACCAAAGATGGTCGTAATATGATTCTAATTGATAGAGAACAAGAAGCTCTAAAGCCAGTTAGAAAAATGACTGAACAAGAAATGGCTGAATTGCAAAAGTATACAGTATCAGGATATTAATATGCCTGATTTGTTTAAAGAGATTATTCCCTCAATACTTCAAACTAAGAAGTCTGTAATACACGATGACATTGATGTAAAGGATTATACGCCCTTTGTGGTCAACCGTGCCTTGTCATATCACATGGATTGTGTTCTATATGCCAATGAGATGAACCTTCATCCAGAGTTGGAAAAAGACCTTCAATATCAATATCTTCTAAATACCATCAGGTCAATGAAACGGAAATTTCAACCGTGGCAGAAATCAGAGACCGATAAGAACATAGATTGCGTAAAGACCTACTTCGGTTATTCTAACCAGAAGGCTAAAGAAGCTTTACGAATTCTTAATGATGACCAAATCGCTGAAATAAAAAGAAGAACAGATAAAGGCGGAATATGATTAACATTACTGATTTAGTTGAGGTGACTTTGAATGAGAATGACGATTTTCTCAAAGTCCGTGAAACACTCACACGCATTGGTGTAGCATCTAAAAAAGACCAAACACTATTCCAATCGTGCCATATTTTACATAAAAGAGGTCAATACTATATTGTACACTTCAAAGAGTTGTTTGCCTTAGATGGTAAACCAACCGATATTACCGAAAATGACTTGTCCCGTAGGAATGCCATAGTAAAGTTATTGGCTGATTGGGGTCTGGTAACTGTTGTCCGTAAACAACAGATTGAAAACCCACCACCAATATTCCTCAGCCAGATTAAGATTCTTTCCCATAAAGAGAAGGATGACTGGCAATTAGTACCAAAATATAATATTGGTAAGAAAACACAAGACTATTGACAAGTTGTATAAATAATAGTATACTAATGGTGCGGTGCTCAATGAGACCGCAATTTTTGATTAACTCGCTTAACTAAGGAGCACATAAACATGACTACAAGTCTATTACCAAGTGGTATACCAAGTCTATTTGACTTTCACAAAACGCTG